AAGTAGACATAGACTTAAGTAAGTTTATGGAACTCGTAACTGAAAACAGTAATCTTAAAGCTAAGATTACAGAAATGGAAGCAAATAAGGAGCCAGACAATCCATGGCAACGTTGGATATTCTTATCGAATATGATTGACGCATGGAGAATCTTCCCTAGAGCTTTTCTTTCAGTATACATTTTCTTACTATACTACGCAACAATGTGGTTCATGGATTTACCAAACCCTACACTCGAACAGTCAGGATTAATTTCTGTGATTGTTGGTGCAGGTGCTGCTTGGTTCGGTCTTTATGCTGGTACAGCAAAGGATAAAATCAACGGAAATTAATGGACTCAATGTGGAAACACTTCTGTCGATGGGTTAAGAACGTAGTCTACGTTCCTGTTGGCATGAAGTGTCCATATTGTAACAAATCAGAAAATAATACTTGACATATGGTTATAATTTTAGTATAATATACATATGAAAAATACAGATAACAACGAACACAAAACAGTTAATATGTGGAACTCAGAAACAAAGCAGTTTGACATATTCCATTACGGAGAGTGCGAACATTGTGGAGCCTCAGTACAGTCAGAAAATGGCGAGTGCCCACATTACAAGTGCTGGATTGCGTAATGAATTTATTTTACCTAGACGAGGACTTGGACAAATGTGCTGAGTTTCATGTAGATAAACACATCGTGAAAATGCCTCTCGAGGCAGCGCAACTTTTATGTACAGCTATATGGATTGACCATGTACTAGGTTTTGTACCTCGTGCGCTTGACAAGGACGAACGAGAAGTACTAAATAGTGAGAAAGCCAAGATTAAGCACCTACCGCTTGACCAGCGACCGCTCACGCCATACCTACCGATGATGTATAATCATCCGTGTACGATATGGGTAAGGTCGAGCTTGGATAACTTTGAGTGGACTCATTGTTATGCTAACGCATTGAATGATGAGTACCACTATCGTTATGGTAAACAACACAAATCCATAGTGGAAGTAGTAAACAAACTACCTGAGCCAAAGAATATGCCCAGACTAGGATTCACAGAATTTGGACTAGCAATGCCAGATGACTTGAAAGATTATGATAACCCTATACAGAGCTATCGTGACTACTATCATCTAGACAAAGCTACGTTCGCCGCATGGTCTCACAGAGACAAGCCTCATTGGTGGAGCGAAGATTACGCTGACTATGAGAAAAGGATAACAGCAACATGATAAAAGTGGAGCATAAAGGGTATACATTTACCTTTAACGATGGAACAACAGAAGAAGAACAGCAAGAAGCAATCAATAAACATCTAGCAAAGAGCAGATGGTTTAGACCGATTGTAATGAGAAAATCAAATGGACAAGATGTTCATTTAGGAAATGGAGTTAGAAAACATGGCAAAAGACACACCTCTTGATGTCCTACTAGGTATTAAGAAAGAACCCGTAAGTACTATGGAGCATAGAGATATGTTGCGTCAAAACCTAAATACACAAAGAGTAACAGCTGAAGAAAAAATAGCAGTTCTAAAAGGACAGTTATCTTCTAAAAGAGAATACTTGGCGAAGATTGAAGGTGGACTTGACGTACTTGATGAATTAAGCAAGTGATAGTAATAAAGGACGATTTTTACCCCAATGTGGATGAAGTTCGAGAACGAGCTTTGTCCATGTTTTTTAGACCAGGACGTAGAGAACGTAAGACTATGTTTCCAGGTCGTCGCACTATGTCCTCATTTAACAATGAGAACTTTGTGTATTGTAGAAATCAGTGGGAGAACATGCTCAATGCAAAGATGCAGTACTTTCCTAGAAATAACAGCAACGCCGCATTTACTTTATCAGACAAAGGAGATGCAGATTGGAACTGGGTACATCATGACTGTTCAGGATTTTTAGAGAATACTAGTGAAGATATGAAAGGTCAAGCCTACGCAGCAGTAGTATATCTAAGTCCTAATGCAGATGTTCAGAAAGGTACAGGGTTATTTCAATCCAACCAAACTGGTAAAGTTTACAAGAATGATGAACTTAGCAAAGGTAAAGGTATGTTCAAACAAATGTGGAAAGAGGATGGAGAATTCTTAATGCACACTTATGTTGGCAATCTATATAACAGATGCGTCTTATATCCAGCACATTATTGGCATGCTCCATTCTGTGCAGGTTTTGGACACGATAAAACAACAGGCAGACTTGTACAAGTAGGCTTTTTTACGGTGAATAAATGAGTGATTATAAAGTAGACAAGTATAAATTTAATGAAGATGTAGTTTTAAACAAACTGCGTAATCATATATTGGGAACATACGACCAACACTATAGTATGAATAAAATCCAGTCAACGGAGTTCATCTTCGACGCTGGTCATGGCGAAGGCTTTTGCTTAGGAAATATCATAAAGTATGCCCAACGCTATGGAAAGAAAGAAGGAAGAAACGAGCAGGACTTATTAAAGATTCTGCATTATGGAATAATTTTGATGGGGTCAAAAATAGATGAGAAAGAAGAAACACGAAAATCTTACACAAGCGAATATAACCAAGGTAATTGAGTTATTAAACCCTACTGATGGTAGCAAACCTATAACAAAGAAAGAAGCATGTGGTATACTAAACATTGCTTACAACACAACTAGATTAGGTAATATCATATCAGAGTTTCACGAGACTATGGAGTTTCGTGCTAGAAGAAAGGCTCAGAACAAAGGGAAAGCAGCAACTAAACAAGAAGTTAAACAAGCAGTAGCAGGATATTTAGATGGCGAAACAGTAGCAGACATTGCTAAGTCACTGTATCGATCCCCTGCTTTTGTAAAGGGAATCATAGAAAGAATAGGAGTCCCACAAAAAATAGCACACACAGACTACGAAGGCAGACGGAATGCACTACTACCAGATCAGTGCATCTCTGAAGATTTTGCCACAGGAGAAAAGGTTTGGGCAATAAGACAGAACTACCCAGCAGTAGTGAAAAAAGAACTTCAGCCTGAACAATCAGAGGAGCGAGGCTACAAACTATACCTAGTGTATACGATTGAAGCACAACAGGAAGACCTCAAAGATACGTACTTTCCTTATCTTGAGTTTGCAGGTAAATACCATGCAATACCAGCTTATGATATGGGCAGTCTAAGACATTTACGCGAGTATATGTAAAAAGGAAAAAAATGGACGCACTAACTATAGTAGCGGCATTTTGGATAGCTGGAGTAATATTAGGAATGTATAATCTATATGTACCAGCAATACAAATTATCGGAAGAATTGATAGTAAAAATATAGCATACAGATACGCTTGGGTAGGTGGAATTGTTTTCACTTTATTTTTGAGTGTCTGTTTACCTTTACTGGTTCATGTTATATTGATTAATAAACACCAAGAAAGATTTCTTAGGACGTTTATACCAGCATATATGGGAGACAAAGATGCATAGAGGAAATAGATATTATGAAGCTCTTAGAGCTAAGTATATAGCAGAAGCTAAAGAGGCAGAAGCAGTGTTGCATACATACTTTACTAATTCAGTAGGTATTGGAGAGCACTCTGATCTGATAGAAGAATTTGATAAACAATTAGACAAACTAGCATCCGCACAGGAAAAGCTAGAAGCATTAGAGAGTTTATTACCTTGACCTCTTTAATATTAAAGTGCGATAACGAGACTATAGGAGTAGTAAGAAATCCTTACGAAAGAATAGTCTCTTTATACATACAAAGTCTAGACTATATAGGAATGGATGCTTGGGTAGATAAATCTACTCCCGAGTTACAAACTGTACTTTATAAAGACTGTGACCATATAGTCAGATTCGAAGCATGGAAAGAAGAATTAAATTTTTCAAATCTACATCCCAAAGATATATCAATTTTACAGGATGAAGAAGTGCAACCTATGTGGGAACGTTGGTATACTTTAAAAAGTAAACAACATATATACGAGCTGTATCAGGAAGACATTACAGTCTACGGTTATAGCTACTAAAATATAGTTCTTGACACAAGGTTAAAATTCCGATATAATATATTTATATTAAGGAAATAAGCAATGAGCGACAGGTATTACACACAGATGCTAGAGACCACAGGTTGGTGTCCTGGTTATCGCAATACTTTTAGCCTTGCCGAATACAAACAAAACTACACATTAAAAAGGAAAAGAACTATGGCGTGGACAGACGAAAGTAAAGAACAAGCAGTTGAAATGTATACTGCAGAAGAACCAACTCCAGACAACAGTATGGAGATTGTTAAGATGGTTGCTGAAGAATTAGGCGAGAGCCCAAATGGAGTCAGAATGATTTTAACAAAAGCAGGAGTATATGTTAAGAAAACTCCAGCAGTAAAAAGCAGTGGTGGTGGAACTGGTGGTGGCAGAGTAAATGTCGCACAAGCACAAGATGACTTAGTAAAAGCTATCTCTGATGCAGGTAAAGAAGCCGACACAGCAATTGTCAGTAAGCTAACAGGTAAGGCTGCTGTATA